CCAGACCACGTCCCCTTGACGTGGCTTGGTGGCCTGCGTGGGAAATGTCGTTCCCATGACAGTTGAACGCTTTCAACAGCAGCTAACCATTAAGTCACTATAGGGAGTGACAAATTGCTCTTAATCTAACTATGTTAAATCAAGTAAACAACTGGTTAACTACCGGAGGAGGCATCAAGAAGTTAACTGACTTCTTGGTGCTCCTCTTTGGTGTGGGCGCATTGTCCGACCTCAGTCGGTCAATTCGCTCCCTCATCCGTCACAATGGTGCTGAATTCACTGTTTTATACCTTAAAGAGTGTAAAAGAGTGGTTGAGCATTATTGTAGCGGTGAGACTCTTAACAATACCATTGGTCCGCCGTTCATTGGTTTAAGAAAGGGTTTACCCTCTCTCTTACCAGCGGATCTACGAAAACGGATCAGGTGCGGGGATTGAGTGGGTATAATGCTCACTCTCACCCTCCTCGGGCTTTATCGGGGACTAGTTGTCCCTCCTAAAGTCAAGGTGGAAACCATAACCGATGGTTTTGCAGGAGAAGCAGACCATCTGTTAGGGTTTACAGACACCGTTGAACGTTTTCTTAGGCAACTGCAGATAGGGAAGCTTAAAAGACCCCGACTGTGGTTAAGTACCAGTGTAGGCCCTCATGGAATGATGGGTAGTGTTTCTGCCATTAGAGACGCAGCTTCGCTGCGCTCTGGTGTGCATGAGACTATCCGTCTATTCCAGGAGCAATACGCTGGTGCAGTCTATGGCCGGAAGTACAGAATCTGGTTTTCGATACAGGTCAGGTTCTTTGCCTTCGTCCATTGGATACTTTTTCCCTCATGGACTGCGCTGTCTGGTGTTACCTCTTGGCTTAGTCGTCTCCATCGTATTGAGGAGCCGGCCGGTAAAGTGCGTATAGTGGCAATAACAGATTATTGGACGCAGCTTCTTATGAAGCCCGTCCATAACCTTGTTTTTGACATTCTGCGTACAATACCCCAAGACGGGACATTTGACCAGGAAGCCTGTGTAGCCCGCCTCAAGGATTCTATCCTTGGGAGGTTGGGTGAGCATGGTAAGGAATTTACCGTTTACTCATATGACTTGTCTGCTGCGACTGACAGGATGCCAGTGCACCTGTACCAGGAGTTACTTTCTCATATCATCGGATTTGAGGAAGCAACTCTCTGGAAGCATCTCTTAACCGCCCGTAAGTGGTGGGACAGAGATTCTGTATGGAGTGTGGAAGAGGGACTCCGTCCGGATGGGCCCTGGTTATCCCGTTTTTATGCAGTAGGCCAGCCTATGGGGGCTTATTCTTCTTGGGCATTGCTTGCGTTGGCACACCATGCCATCGTTCAGTACTGTGCAGGTTTAATAGGTCGTACTTCTTGGTTCGAGGATTACGGTATCGTCGGGGACGATATTGTAATTTTCGACCAGGAAGTAGCGAAACGGTATCGCGAGGTGATGTCGGAACTAGGGGTGGTGATATCAGAGGAGAAATCCTTGATATCGACTACGGGTGTTTTCGAGTTTTGTAAGAGACTCGTTACACCTCAAGGAGACGTGAGTGGGATACCGGTAAAACTATAGTATCAAGATTTCCGTTATCCCATTGATGCAGGAGTTGTTATTCGACACCTTCATCGCCGTGGCTTTGACCTACTTCCCATCGCCGTTGCGCGAGCATTTTCCTTGCTTTCGGCACGCTCTGTTGACCTTAAGAAAGTCATCAGAACGTATCCGGTCAGCATTAGAGTTGCTCTCACAACTTTAGTGCAGCCAGCCTATCCGTGGTGGAGGGGTATCTGGTTGGTGGTCCATGCGCAGCGTCTCTCAGTGGTCGATCTTCATGAGATCCTAACCGTAGGATCGAAGATCCCTACTGACGAGCTCGGTGCGTATGGCCTCCTTGAGACTACCTCCTTCCAGGGTTGGCTGAACCGCCTTCATCCAGGTAAATGGATGGACTCACTAGATACTGTGAGTCCCAGTGTTCGACGCTGGCTCTTAAAGAGTTGGCCCCTTACAGGGCTTAAACAATTTGGGGTTAGTTTGGAGATCACCGGGAGGCTGGTCCGGCTTATCCTGTTAGTGGGTACACCACTGGGGTGGTGGTTGATGGGGGAACTCATCAATCGTTATGGCCAGCTCCTCAACGCTGCTTTTCTTGCAGCGTTGGAGAGTATGGCCACACCAGGTACGCAAAGGATGATGGCGGGATACGTTTTCTTCCGAAAACGTGTGAGGGACCGGATTCTGGAGCATTACCGTGGGCACTCTTTTGAGTACCTATCTGCGGTTAGTCGTGTGCGGACGCGGTCTGCCTTCAACTTCCAGTTCGCGGCGGATAGCAACCGCCAAGAGCGAAGAAGGAGAAGACAGATGGCGTGGGTCCAGAGAGCTCTATCTAAGTTCGAGGGCACGCTGCCCCCGGCTCATATAGAGCTGCCTGGACCGATCAATGGCCCTTATTAAGGGTCTCCGAGGTATAGGCACTGTTGTCTGGTTGGCCTCCCACTCTGACGGTTCTGCAGGCAAAACGTCATAGCTTGGGTCCAAGTCAGCAAGTCTAAGGAAACTACTGGCGAATACCTAATCTTGTGTTGGTACCACTGTACGTCCCTATCAGGGAGCGACAAAGAGCACCCTCTGCTAAAGGGTAGCTGTCAGAGTGATGCTTCAGTGTCTGTCCTAGCCCTTGGTAACTCTACTACTTGGATATTCTACCTTTCACACCACGAGGGTCGTGATGGTGGGGTAGTGGCCTACCAGCGCCTCCTAGGAGAACTGTAGGATATTCAAGGAACGGGATTATAGCCAAGGTCCCCAGGGCCTACCCTAGGGCATGTCCCCTGACCAGGGAATGTCAGAGGATGTAATGCCATCGGGGTTCGACTCCGAAG